GGGGTGGGGCAGGTGGGTATATATACGATTCTACTTCTTATCTTTCTGCTGGTACTACTTATGCTGTAACCGTGGGTGCTGGTGGTAATGGTGGAACAACAAGTGTGAATAATGGATATCCAGGAGATAATTCTGTATTTAATAATATAACAGCTCACGGAGGCGGCGGAGGAGGTAAAAACGATACAGCTGGAAGCGATGGTGCTTCAGGAGGAGGCTCTGGCAATGCTGCTGCAGCTGGTTCAGCTCTTTACGGTGGAGTAGAAGGTAAAAATGGTGGTTCTGCATCAGGAGGTAGTCCTTATCCTTCTGGTGGAGGTGGTGGAGCAGCTACAGTTGGAGGTAATGGTTCAGGTAGCACAGCTGGGAATGGTGGTGTTGGTTTAGCAACAACAATAACAGGTTCGTCTGTTTTCTATTCTGGTGGTGGAGCTGGTGGTGCTGGGAATTTAACAGCAACAGGTGGTAATGGTGGCGGGGGGAATGAGGGGTACCCCGGTACAGCAAATACAGGCGGTGGAGGAGGTTGTATGAGAGACCAAGGGACAGGTAATGGTGGTTCGGGTGTTGTTATTATCGCTTATACAACTGCAGATTTTACTGGTGGATATACTTACACAGGTACCTCAACCACAGGTACAAATGGTAGTGAGACTTGGGTTAAAATGACAACGAGTGGAAACCTAACTCTTAATTCAGCTCCAATTTTTCATTTTAGTCCATTTCCTAGTCACTATAACACTTAAAAATATATGAAAGAAAATATAGCCAAAGAAAAACTCAGAGTGATAGATACAATCAAGGAAAATGCCGCACTGGTAATCAGTGTTGGGGGTTTTGTTTGGTTAATTTTTCAGTTCATTATTATCCCCCTAAACGCTTTACAGTATCAAGTGGGGGATATACTAAATAATCACTTAAAGACGATTCAAGATAGCGAAACAAGAGCAACGGCAGAAAGGGAAGCTCAAGGTAAACAATTAACTGCTCTCTCCGAGCAGATAATAAGATTACAAACAATAATGGAGGGCAAAAAATAACATGGCATTAAATAAATTGTATCAAGAAGCGGAAGAAGAAAAAGAAAATGAGGTAGAAGATGATTCTATAAAAATGGAAAGAGACGAATTTATTTCAGAACACAAAAGACTTATTAAAATTCTGCGTAAGGGTGATAGAAAAGAGCTTGATGCAGAAGCTGATTCCCAACAAGAAGAATTAGACGAGTGTTTAAATGAAGATGATGATTAATATAATAAAAAAACAGTGTACAAATTGGAGTGAAAGAGATGGTTTTAGACCGGAAATTATTGTTATTCACATTTCAGCTGGTTCATTAACAAGTATGGATAACTGGTTTGCGACCCCAGGTTCACAAGCATCAGCTCATTATGGAGTATCTTTAGATGGTACTAAGGTTTGTCAATATGTTGATGAATCTAAAATGGCTTGGGCTAATGGTAGAGTAAATAATCCATCATTTGTTTTATATAAACCAAATATTAATCCAAATAAATATACAATCAGTATTGAAAACGAAGGACAAGATTTAGCGAAAGCACCGGAATCACAACTTACAACTTTGGTAGCTTTAATAAAAGAAATCGCTGCACGGTGGAATATTCCAATGGATAGAAACCATATCATTGGTCACTTTCAGGTCGATGCAGTGAACAGACCTTATTGTCCAAGTCCAAACCACAGTATTATAGATAAAATTGTGGCTAGAATTGAACCCGAGGAACTGGTTTGCGTTAAGGTTCCAAAGTCGAAGTTATCATTTATTACAAGCCTTTTTAAAATTTTTAAATTATGAACTATACACAAATTGGACTTATTGTAGTCTTGGTTATTGCTCTTTGCGAGGCGTTGAAACGTGCAGGTTTCCCAAACCGATTTATTCCGTTACTTGCGGTTGGACTAAGTATTGTTGGTGCTTTCATTTTTGACGGAGTAAATTTTCTTGCTACTTCAGCAGGTATTATTCTTGGTTTAGGTTCTTCCGGTCTTTACGATGTGGTTAAAAAATCAATCCTTAATAAATAAAAATTATGTTCCCACAGATAACAATAAAACACTCAATAGGTAACACAATTGAAATTCCAAATCAGTTGGATATAAAAGTGTCTACCTATCTCAGTGATAACAAAGCGGTAGGTGTAACCTCGCTCCCCGTAGATAACGCTACAGATTTCACTGCTGGTAATATTCCGCTATTGGTATCTGCAATGGGAGCAGAGAACTCAGAAATAGTAATAGCTAGTAGTCATACTACTAATGCTTTTACTACTGGTGCGACTTTAATGCTTCACAATAGGGGAGATATTGTAAGCGAGTTGAATTATGACCAAGTGGTTGTTTCTTGGTCAGCAACAATAGATGGAGTGTATGCTGTATTATCAACTTCAACATTCCAAGTAACTCAGCAAAATACAATAGTATTTCATGCGGCTGGTTTAACAACAACTTATTACAAACTTCAGTGGAAGAATTCAATTACTGGTGGAGTGTCTGATTACTCAGACCCTATTAGTGTTGCGTCTTATGACCCTAAGTCTGTAGCAATGATAATATACCCAGTACTAAAAGCGATGGGTGTATCTGAGAATGACCCTAAGATAAATACAGAGTTTTGTATTTCAGCAGTAGATGACGCTAGAAAATACACGGAAGCAAAACTTTATGGAATAAGACACGCTTGGAATCAAGAGTTTGAATTTCCAATCAAACTTCTTGCTGGTACTAATTATGTTGATTTGCCTTCTGATATTGATTTCAATGAAACTGATAGGTCAATGTTGGCAGCAAGATTTTTAATTGGTAATGTTCTTACCCCTTATAATCTTCGTTATATTGATAAAAGGTCTTGGAATCAAATTGCGTTTTCCGTGATGGGTGGGTATACCACCGCAGTATCAGGAATAGGAGCAGTAACAGTAACACTTGATAGTACTGGTGATTTTCCAGATACATCAAGTGGAGTAGCTTATGTAGCAACAACAGATTATACAGAAACGATAATGCAGATTAGCTACACAGGTAGAAATTTAACAACGAACCAATTAACTGGAGTAACTGGAATTACGAGGTCAATCCCGGTAGGAACACGGGTATGGTCGAGACCTACGATTTCTCAACCAATATATTACACAATCTTTGAGGATAGGTTGTATTTTGACAGGATAATTCCAGATTCAATGCAGGGAAATAATCTCTATATTGATTATTACAAGAAATTGGTGCCCGTTGAAAATCTCTATCAAGTATTGCCAGAGCATTACAGAGAGATTTACAAATGGTATTTACGATACGCAATTAAGTATCGCAAAGACATTGCGTTAGGTAGTGATGACCCGGATTTAAAGAAATTTGAAGACCTTGTTCAAGCTCTCTTTGATAATTTGTATTCAGGACAGGAGACTTGTATAATAACTGCATAAAATGGAGTCATTAAGAGCAAAAAAAATAAGTGAAACCCTGAGGAAAAAACACGCCGCCAAGTATGGTCTCGGTTGGCTTCCGGCTAGTCGTGGCACCGCTGTTGAAAATAAATTTGTAACAGCGTGGGATGATATGAAAAGACGGTGTGGTAAAAAAGGCAGTCAGTATCTTAAGGGTTATGGCAATAGAGGAATAAAGATTTCTGAACGCTGGAAAACCTTTGCTTATTTTTTTATTGATATGTGGGATTCTTATCTGTTACATATTAGTATGTTCAAAAATGATACTTCGTTAGACAGAATTGACAACAATAAAGGATACTCTAAATTAAATTGTCGTTGGGCGACAAAAAAAGAACAGCAAAATAATAGAACAAATACAATTGTAATTAGAGGTAAAACCCTTGTTGATTGGGCAAAGAAATTAGGTATTGATAGGAGGACACTGTATGCAAGATTGTTCACTTATAAATATCCTATTAACCAAGCATTGTCTTCAAAATTATTTAAGTCAGGTCGCAAAATAACAATTATTACAAGTTAATTAATAAATTATTATGGCATATTCAAATCCATTAATTCCAACAGTCGATATTCAACAAAGTGAACAACCAAAAGGTAGCGGTGGTTTTCCATTGGTAACTTTTGGAACAGTTATAGGTACACCTCCTGGAGGTGCAGCTTACGCAAACATTTTTGCTCTTGAGTGTTTACTCCAAGACATAAATGGTTCAGCTGTTTACCAAAATTCGGGTTCAGTAGCTGTACCAGCATGGACAACTATTGGTACAGGTGCAGCTGGAGCAACGGGTCCTACTGGTTATACTGGCTATACCGGTTATACAGGTCCTCAAATAACCGGTCCAACTGGTCCAGCAGGTGTTACAGGTTACACCGGCTACACAGGTCCAGCAGGTGCGGCTTCAGCAACAGGAGCAACTGGATACACAGGTTATACAGGTCCAGCAGGTGCAACAGGAGCAACTGGATACACAGGTTATACAGGTGCTGGAAACTTCACTGGCTACACAGGTCCTATCGGTGCTACAGGTGCAACTGGCTACACTGGATACACCGGCTACACAGGTCCTATCGGTGCTACCGGATACACTGGTCCTAGCGGAAGAATTGTTGATGCAATAGTTACAACAGTCGGAGGTAGTTCTGTTGAGAACTTTGCAGCAGGGAACTTCGCTAATGTTCTTGGTACTGATAGAATCCATGTTCAATTAATGAACAATGGAACAAACAATGTTTCAGTTCTATCTGCGGTAACAAACGCAGGTTCTGCTGATATTACTTTCTCTGCTGACCCAGCAAACGATACAGTTATTTCTGTATTGGTTATAAGGGGTTAGTCTTTCTCCTCACCCTTTTCGTTCCATAGAAGGGTGGGATAGGCAGATTAATTTTTAAAAACAATGTCACAAACACTTAAAAATGTAAAAATACCATATCCAACAGAAGGCGTGATTCGTTCAGCACAACTGGACGATACAATCACACCTGAAAACTCTGTTCAATTAGCAATGAATATGAATTTTGACAGAGTGGGTGCAATGATGACAAGACCTGGAGTTACAACACTTCACGCTAGTGCAACAAGGGGTGGTTCAATAACTTCTTTTGGTACTTTAAATGTATTAGGTGGTGCTAAAACTCTTTTTTCTCAAGTGGGTACCGACATTTCAGTTTGGACCGGTTCTGCTTGGTCTTCAGTAAGAACTTGTTCTGTTTCTACAAAAGCTAGATTTAGTCAGTTTTTAAATCGTCTTTGGATGGTTAATGGTAACGGTGGAGATGTTCCAAAAACTTCTAATGGTGGAGTATTTGATACTACTGATGTTCCTGCAACTTTACCTAAAGGTGATTTTATTCAAGCTGGTTTTGACGGTAGAGTTTGGATAGGTGATGCTGCTAAAGATATTGTTTATTTTACTGATATTGTTCAATTTAACGGAACAACATATACTACTCCGTTAACTTTCAATATCGCTACAAATTTTATTCAAACTTTCTCACCCCAAGATGGCGAATCAATGACTGGTCTTTTCCGTGTACCGAGAGCACTTCTTCTTTTTAAACAGAATCATATTTATCGTATTTATAGTGCTGATAATGTTGACCCATATCCTGCTTATAATGTTGGTACATACTCTCAAGAATCAATAGTCCAAGCTAAAGATGGATTATATTTTCATCATTCTTCCGGTTTCTATAAGTTTGCATATGATGGTCAACCTCAGGAAATTTCCCGTAGAGTTATAGATTTTGTAAAAGCAATTTCCCGTTCTAATTATGGAAACATAGTAGGGGTGTGGGACGGTTTTGATGCTGTGAAATGGCAAGTGGGGTCTGTAACCGTTGAGGGTGTAACCTATTCTAATTGTATGATGAGATATTCAATTTCAACCCAAGTTTGGACTATTTATGATTATCTATCCAATAACATAACCGCTTTAATTCGTTTTGATGATGGCACAACTATTGAACAAATAGCCGGAACATCCACTGGTAAAGTTGGTAAACTTGATACCGGAACAACAGATTTTGGCGAAGCTATTTATTTTGAAATGATTGACCGTTGGAGGTCTTTTACTGAAATGTATTCCAAATCAAAATCTATCAGCGGTTTAATGATTTCTACTGAAAATGCGGCAGGTACTGATGTTGAATACCAAACTCAAAAAGCTCCACCTAATGAGTGGACATATATTGATACCATTAACGACAATTTTGATGCTTTATTTCCAAACGCCAACACTGACGATTTTAACAGTATTCGATTGCGTATCACTGGAAACTCAACGGGGACACCGATGATTTTCCATGGTACTGAAGTATTATCAATTCAGGATAAAGGATTAGAACAAAACTAATATGAAATTATCAGACCTTTTTCTAAATAGATGGCTTTTCAAAACAGACCAATCTGTTGAAACACAGGGTTCTGATTATGTTGCTGGAAATATAAATCCAGCACCTTCTAATACTGTAGCATCTGGTAATAGCGTATATGATATAAATAGTAATGCTCAATATATAAATGGAAATACAATTCTTCCGGGTTCTATCCCACCAGATGTTTTAGATGTTTCGAATTGGGGTTGGACTCAAACTTGTGTATTTACAGTTGTTGATAACAACACAGTGTCTTGGGGAGCAGGAACATTCACTTCTGCTAATGGTGTTTCTTATTCAATATCTGGTAATAATACCGGGAATATGTCAGCAAAGACTTATGTTTATCTTGATATAACAACAATAACAAATGCTTATCAAACTACTACCAATGTTAATAACACAGTTGGGGTGGGTAAAGTTCTTATTGCTGTTTGTGAAAACGCAGCTGTCACAGCAACTTATGTTTTGGTTCAAGCCACTCAAATTGTTGGTGATAATATTCTCGCTAACACAATTAACGCTAGTAAAATTACTGCCGGTTCTATCACAGCCACTCAAATAGCTACTCAAACAATTACAGCGAATGAGATAGCTTCTCAAACAATCACAGCGACCCAAATTGCTGCAAATACAATCACAGCTACTCAAATAGCTTCAGGAACAATAACAGCCACACAGATAGCTGCGAACGCAGTAACCGCTGACAAACTAACAGCTGGAGTATTTCAAGTTGGTGGTACGAGTGAGCCAACCGCAATTTTAGTTGCTGCTGGTTCCATTTCTGGTAACTCTCGTATTAGTTTTAATACCACTTCTGGTGCAAGAATTTGGGGTGATTCATCAAATAATATTGGAATTAATGGTACTGGTGGAGCTGTATATATTTATGCTAACAGTGAAGAGGTCGCCATATTCCAAAGTGGTTCAAACAAAACAATTTTCAAGAAAGAACTGAGTTGTCAAAATACTGTTTATCTCTCTTCTGGAACAAGCACATCGATTTGGGGAAACAACAACACTGATGTCATCATTGATATGACTGGGAGCTTTTATGTCAAAGATGGTGGTTCAGAATGTTTCAGGGCAAATTCTGTGGGTGCAACAACTCAAGGATATTTTTATAGTCAAGGTTCAAACAAAATGGAATTTAAAGATTGGACATTAACTTTAACCGCTGATAAAACAGCTATTGTCCCAACTTCAAAAGGGTTTAATGCTTTATATTGTACAGAATCTCCAGAAGTATGGTTTATGGATTTTTGTGGAGAAGACAAGATTCTTGACCCAATGTTTCTTGAAGTTACTGTTCGTCCGTATCATTTTATAAAATGTGAAGATGGTGAATACCAAGTTTGGGGGAAACGCAAAGGACATGAAAAGAAAAGATTTGAATCCAAAACAGAAAAAGAATTTATCGCTAACGAAAGATTTTTAAATATGAGTAAGCCAAATTAATAAATTAATAATATAATAAATATATGACATCACCAGGAGCATACAAAGGAATCCCAATCAAAGCAGGTACCGATGCTGAAATTCAAGCACAGATACGGGCTATTGATTCTGGACAAACGGTTCAGCCTAAAATAACATCGGGTTCTGTTCTTTCTCAACAAGAACTAGATGCTTTGAATAAGTCATATGCGGATGCTCTTAAAGCTAATCCAAAAACAGCATCTCTGACAAACACAAATACAGCCGAGTCTGTTCTTAACGCTTATCTAACTGGTGATTGGAGCGGTGTTAAAGATATGACCGGTAAACCATTTTCTCTTGCTGACCAACAAGCCGCTTTAGCTTCATCTGAGAAAGCTCTTGAGCCGTACTATCAAGCAGAAAAAGAAAAAGCTACTCAGGATACCGAGGCTATAATGAAACAGAAGCAGTTGGACTATCAAAATTATCTTGATACCCAAGCTGCGAATTTCCAAGAGGATAAATCCAAACTTGACCAACAAGCAGCAAATCAGGGAGTGTTATTCTCAGGAGGGAGAACCCAAAAAGAAAGGTCTTTACAAAGTGCTTATCAAAGAGACCAAGCCTCAAAACAAGCTAGTGTAGGAGGTGATATCGCTTCAACCGCTAGAGATTATGCCTATAAATATGGTAGTCCTGCGGCTGGAGGGATTTCGCAGTACTATAATCTTGGTAGTAATACCTATAATCCAAGTGTAGCGACTGGAGGAGTTGGTTCTGGGGGGTTATCTAGCGTGTATAATGCTGGAAACTCTAATTTTCAAGGGACTATGGTGAATACTGCTAAAGCTGAAGCACAAAAGAGAGCAG